ATGCAAGGCGAAGCACAACAAGGTCGTCACCGGTCCCACGCTTGGCGAATGGCGACAGATCGCTTTTCAGTTCGTTGTCGTTCCCGAGTTCGAAGAGATCGAGTTCATCTGGCAGGAACTCGTCACTGACCCGACCTCTGGCGGGTGGATTCCCCGCGCTGACGAACCGAAGAATCTCACCATCCCGCGTGACCACCCGAAGATCGTCGACCTCACGTCGAAGATTCTTCCCCTCGCAACAGACCTCCTCGACCGCCTCACCCGGGCGCTCGAATTCGAAAGAGAGATGCAATCCGCATGAGTACCGCAATCACCCAATACGTCAACGCCACCCTCGAAGAGAAGAAGTCGTACGTCCAGACGCTTACCTCCGCAGGAGAGCTACTACCCCGAGGACTGTGGGCGAACACCAAAAACCCCGAGACCGGGCTAATGGAAAACCGACCGAGCCCCGGCAAGGTCATGCTCATCGTCGAAACCGGCCTCATGCTTGGACTGCACCCCATGGCAGCCCTGCGCGGCATCGATGTCATCGAGGGCAATCCCACGTTGAAGCCGTCGCTGATGTCGGCCCTCATCCGCCAGGCAGGGCACACGCTCCGCATAGAGCAAACGGGAACTGTCGAGGGCGGCGACATCGCCGTCACATGCACGGGCATCCGATCCGACGACCCCGAGCACCCGTACGTGTACACGTGGACTCCGGCTGATGCTCTCCGCGCCGGGCTGCTCGACTCCTACGAGCCGGACGGCAACGGGGTGTGGCGCGGCAAAGCTCGCTCCGACAAAGGACACGCGAAGCCATGGGAGGCATACATGCCCCGCCTTCTGCGTTGGCGTTCGCTCAGCGACGTGGCCTCCGCTGGCTTTGAGGACGTGCTCATGGGCATGCACTACACCGCTGAGGAGATGGGTGCTGTCGTCAACGAACGCGAAGAAGTAGAAACAGTGGACGCTGATCTTGAGCCGACCGAGGACTGGGCAGCGTTGGTAGCCGAGGCCACGACGAAGGACGAGTTGCAGGCGATCAGCAAGCGCGCCGACGCGCTCGGAGAGTACACCGATCAGATACGCACACTCGTGCTCACGAAGGTCGGGAAGCTGGGCCGCGACGTCGTCATCGAGGAAGCAACCCCCGAGGCTGAGCCGGTGCCCGAAACCGAGTCTGAGCCCGCCACCCCGACGGATGTCGACTATGAAGCGCAGGCCGCAGCAGAAGCCGAGGCCGGGCGATGACTCACTTCACCGACGAGAACCCCACTGTCACCTCCCCTGCAGGTGCAGAAGGTGGCGCAACGGTTGATGTTCTCACCCGTGGTGGTGAGCTCATCCACTTCGTCCCGGCGAACCCTGCCGAGATGGAGTACCTCATCAACGAACTCACCACCCTCATTGAGCAGATGCCCGCGAAGATGCTCGAACTGAACGAGCGTCGGTATGAGTGTGAGCGGGCATGGTCGCGGCGACGCAACACAGCACTTGCACAGCATGCGAAAAACAACACCGTCACGGTGGCGCGCGCTTTGGCAGATGTGGAGGCACTTACCGAGATGGAGGACCTTCACAACGCGAAAGCGGCATGGCATTACGCCGACGACACCCTCAAGGCGTTGACGTCGAAACTCTACGGAATGTTGAACGTCAACAAGGGTGTGCAGGCTGCCTACAACGGGTACGGGGGCCGACGATGACCACGGCTTGGTCTTTCGACCTCAACTATCCCCGCCCACCCAAAGGGCTCTCAGCGAACGACCGCTGCCACTGGCGGGTCAAGCACGAGAACACCCAGATGATCCGCACCCAGGCCATGCTGCGCACCCGCGCTGCAAAAGTCCCGGGTCTGGACAATGTCCGTGTCGACGTTGAGTGGGTTGTTGCCGACCGCCGAAACCGCGATACCGACAACCTCGCCCCACTCTTGAAGGCGATCTACGACGGTATCGGTGCAAACCGTGGCACCTCCGCCCGCATCGTCGACGACGACGACCCTGCCCACATGCAGAAACCGTCCGCGACGATCCGGTTTCAGGCAGGCGCCGAACCGCGCTTCACTGTGACGATCACCGACATTGGGGATGCACTGTGAGCCGCGACACTGTGACCGCCTACCGCGCTCGGGCGAAAGCTAACGAGGATTCGATCAGTGCCGAGCTGAGCCGTCAGAAGACCGCCAGCGACACCGAGTACCGGGAGGTAAAGGAACGGGCTGCACAGGTCAAATCTGAGCGTGTGCGCTATACCCGTGACGACATTGTTGGGGCGACACACATCGTTGACCGGTTCGGGAAGCTCCGCACGGTTGTGCGTGTGAATCAGAAAACCGTATCGGTAACAACGGAGTGGTCGTGGACCGAGACGGTCCCGTTCGACAAGGTTCGGGCGGTGAAGCGATGAAGGCGCACTACGAAGACCAAGGCGTCACCCTCTATCAGGGTGACTGCATCGAGGTCATGCGCACCCTGCCAGACAACTCGGTGCATGCCGTCGTTACCGACCCGCCCTACGGACTTGAGTTCATGGGAAAGGACTGGGACTCGTTCAAGCCCACATCATCCCACGCCGAAGCACGCACGCGCCGCGCGAACGAAGTAACGCCGAAGGGGCAGGGGCACACGACCAGCGCCGGCGCGTTCCTGGCGGCCGGGGTGAACGGCTACACGGCCGGGATTCCGTTTCAGCTGTGGTGCCAAGAGTGGGCAACCGAAGCGCTCCGCGTGTTGAAGCCCGGGGGATACATGATCGCATTCGGCGGCTCACGGACGTGGCACCGGCTCGCGGCCGCTGTCGAGGACTCAGGCTTCGAGATTCGGGACAGCATCGCGTGGTTGTACGGTTCCGGCTTCCCAAAGTCTCGCAACCTCGAAGGCGACTGGGAAGGGTGGGGAACCGCTCTCAAGCCAGCCTTTGAACCAATTGTTGTTGCTCGCAAGCCACTCGGGCAGACCGTCGCAGCGAACATGGCTGAGCACGGAACTGGCGCCATCCATATCGCAGCATCCCGCGTAGGTGATGGGTCAGAGTCGAAGCCCCGCGATGGTGAAGCGTCCGCAGATCGTCGCTATACCGAAGAGGGAGCGGTGAACCTCGCGGCACTCCCTGGCGTGCGCAACGGCAGCCCTGACGGGCGGTGGCCAGCGAATGTCCTGCTCGAGCAGTCACAAGCCGACGCACTCGATGAGCAGACCGGAATCCTCACATCGGGCGTGATGCTCGCTGGGGCCCAGCGAGCATCACGCGACGGAATCATCTACGGAAAGATCGGCGGCGACACCACTAGTCGAGACACTTACGGCGACAGCGGCGGTGCATCCCGGTTTTTTCCCACGTTCCGCTACGAGGCCAAAGCGCCAGGATCTGAACGTCCCGAAGCGGGGGGGCTCCAGCACCCCACGGTGAAACCCCTCGACCTTATGCGCTGGCTGGTACGACTCGTGTCGAGCCCGGGCGCGATCATTCTCGAACCGTTCGCCGGATCGGGTACCACCCTCGAAGCCTGCCTGCTCGAAGGGTTCGACGTGATCGGAATCGAACGCGAAGGCACCTACCTACCTCTCATCATGCAACGCATCAAGAAACCGTTGCAGCAGTCACTGTTCGGGGATATCGCATGAGCGCTCAAATGCGGATACTCACTGTCCGTCAACCATGGGCGTGGGCCATCATCCACGGTGGCAAGGATGTCGAGAACCGGGTGCGGAATCTCGCGGGCGACTACCGCGGACCCATCGCGATTCACGCGGGACTTGGCTACGACGACGACCACGACCGGCAATTGGTTGGGGCGGCAGTTGGGAACTGGCGTCGAGCGAACCCTGGAGTGTCAAGCGCTGACAACCCGGACCCGATGCAATCCCGGCCGGTCTGGTACGGGCATCGAGGTCGCATCATCGGCGTGGTCGACCTCTATGCCGTCCACCACGCTGAAAGTTGCCACGGTCGCACCGTCGTTGAAGAGGTGAACCCGAACCTCGTCCGTGGCTACCACGCGGCGACATGTTCACCGTGGGCTGAGCGCGACGTTTGGCATCTGCGCCTCACGAACCCGCGCCCCCTCGCTACCCCGATCCCGTACAAGGGTGCGCTCGGATTGCGTCGCCTCGACACGACCACCATCGACCTCATCCAGAAGGAACTCGCATGACTACCGCAACACTCACCCCGATCGGCTACAAGCAGCCCACGGTGCCATGGAACGGCCTCACCGTGACGGACTTGTTCTGCGGTGCCGGCGGATCATCGTCCGGACTCGTTGACGCAGGCTTCAAAGTCGTCACCGCTGCGAACCATTGGCAGCAGGCCATCGACTCCCACCAGATCAACCACCCCGAAACAGACCACTCGAGCGCTGACATCTCACAGGTGAACCCGGGCTACTTCCAACGCACAGACATCCTCTGGGCGTCACCCGAGTGCACGAACCATTCCGTGGCGAAGGGTGTGAAGCGGCAGCGCGCCGTCAACGAGGCCCTATTCGACCTCGACGGCACCGCACCACTTCCCGACGAGGCCGCGAACCGTTCCCGCGCCACCATGTACGACGTGCCCCGGTTCGCTGAGCACCACCAGTACCGGGCCATCATCATCGAGAACGTCGTCGACGCGTACCGGTGGGTTCCGTTCCCCGCCTGGCTGATGACGATGGAACTCCTCGGTTACGAGCACGAGCTTGTGTGGCTCAACAGCATGCACGCGCAGGCCGTAGGTCTTCCCGCGCCTCAGTCTCGTGACCGCATGTACATCGTGTTTTGGCGCAAGGGTGAGCGCAAGCCGAACATCGGCAAGTGGACCCGTCCGCAAGCGTTCTGCGAGAACCACGGCATGGTGTCAGCAGTGCAAGCGTTCAAGAAAGAGGAACGCTGGGGCAGGTACAGAGCTCAATATGTTTACCGATGCCCGAGCTGCGCGACCATCATCGAACCCGCATGGTTGCCCGCAGCATCTGCGATCGATTGGTCAATTTCGGGCGAGCGCATCGGCGACAAGAAGAAGCCGTTGGCGGACAAGACGCGGGCGCGCATTGAGAAGGGCATTGAGCGGTACTGGAAGCCGCTGCTCGTCACGGCCGCGGGGAACACCTACGACGGCATCACTACAGGTAGCCAGTATTTGCGTGCGTATCCGACTGATATCCAGATGCCGACGCAGACAACGACTGTGCAGCACGGTCTCGCAGTACACCCGCTCATCACTGACGGGATCCGTGGCGAGGGCACCGTTCAGCATTCGTCCGATCCGATGCACACGCAGACGACCGCGCAGACGAAGGGTATTGCTTACTCGCCTCTCATGGTTCCCGCTGGAGGAACCTGGCGCGATGGCGCAACGTCTGCTGGCGACCCGATGCCGGCGCGCACGACCGTCGAGACTGATGGCCTCGCGTTTCACCCGCTGTTCGTCCCGGTTGAGGGTCGCGAGGGGAAGTCGGCGTCATCAGGTGCGGCTCCCATGCGCACCCAGTCGACGCGCAACGAGACTGCGCTCGTCGTTCCGCTCCGCAACAACGGTGTGACGAAACCTGCAACGCATCCGATCGACACCGTGTCGGCGGGTGGCAATCACCATGCGCTTGTCATGCGGAACAACACGGGCGGTGCAGAGATGACTACGCCCGTCACCGAGGAGCTGCGCACACTAACTACCGGTGGCCACCAGTCACTGCTCGTGCCCTACTACGGTGCATCCGAGGCCGGGAAGCCGACCAGCGAACCACACGGCACCCTCACGACAACAGACCGATACGGGCTTGTCGAGTCCGAGATCAGCCTCGACGTCGACGACGTTCTGTTTCGGATGCTCACCCCGAACGAGATCAAAGTCGGCATGGCGTTCGCGCACGACTACTACCTAGGCGGCACGAAGCGGGAACAGGTCAAACAGGCCGGTAATGCTGTCACTCCGCCAGCAGCTCGCGACTTGGGCATGGCTGTTGCCGAAGCCCTCAACGGGGTCGATGTGGAGCGTGCAGCATGAGAACCCTGAACCTGTGGCCGCGTGAGTTCTCCCCCGCTGCGCGACGTCTGATCGTTGCCCGTTCCGGTGGTGTTTGCGAAGGATGCGGGGTGGCACCTGCCTCCCAAATTCACCACCGTCTGTTCAAGTCGAGGTTGGGATTTGGGAATCCAGCAAACGGGCTGCACGTGTGTGTTGGGGCTGTCGGAGGAAACATAGACGGCTGCCACGGTACAGCCCATGCAGGGTACATCGGCGAGTCCCTCGGATGGTCGATCCGTTCAGGCTTCGACCCTCTACTCGTGCCCACATTTCGCCGTGTCGATGCCACTTGGTGGCGATTCGATGACGCCGGCGACAAGGAACAAATCAACCCGCTAACAGCTATCGAATATTTGGTGCTGATCGGGGCAATACGAGAGGGAGTGATGAGGTAATGGCTCAGGGATACCCGGAATATTCGGATGCGATTCTGCGGACATGGAAGCAGCACGCTCCGTCGTTCACACAGAACGGGTTGCCACCGCAAACATGGGAGCTGTACGAACTCGGCTGCACCGTCGAACAGTTCGAGGCGGCGCTTCTTGAGGCACTGGCGGACAAGTCCATCCCTCGCCGAAAGTGTGCGGACCAAGCCGTGGGTATCGTGCGCGCCCGCTTGAAGGGGAAGCGCTGATGCCGTACTTCCCAGTGGACGATCAGTTCGCGTTCCACCCGAAGGCGATCGCGGCCGGTAACGCATCGGTGGGCCTGTGGACAA